TTGATTATTATGTTCAGTAGTAAATTTTATTCTATAAGTACTTATATTTGGTACTTTAAATAAAGTAAATGCACAACTTTTTTTATAATTTGTACCATCACTAGGGTTAAAATTTTCAGTATAGAGAATGTAAGGATAACTTCCACTACCACTATTTGTATTTATTCTACAAAACATATTATTCCAGTCTTGAGCATTGCCATGAGGACTATAAAAATAGTGACTCAAATCTAATCTATACCAACCAGTTTTAGCAAAAGTCCAAATACCACTAGATTCTGTTATTAATGTAGAACCTAACTGTCCTTCCCATGTCTGATCTTGTACTTCCCAATTTTGAAGAGGGTCTTGATCTCCTGTATAGCTTGTATGTACTCTAAAAGCATTTACTTCTGGAGTAAACCCAACACCAGTAGCTTTAGCTGCTGTCACAGCATTTGCAGCAAGCATATCCGTATCTACAATTCCATCAGGTAACCCACCAACAGCAAGTCCTGTTATTACTCCTGTGTTTCCGTTGATTGATACTGGCATTAGACTATTGTAAAGACAGAACCCGAAGGTATAGTTAAAGTATAAGTCGCCATTGAGAATGGTCCAGCAGCTAAACCATTCTTATTATTACCGATTGTGATATTCCCTGTGGCTGCTACAGGATTTTGAAATATACCATCAGTTTCTCCTCCAGCCGATATTGCATTTGTAGAGGCAGCAGTTATCCTTCCCTGTGCATCAACTGTGATAGCTGGTATTGCGGTTGCCGAACCATAACTCCCTGCACTAACAGAGGTATCAGCAAGTCCAGCAGCTTGAGCTTTAGTTAATCCCATTATGCTCCCACCTCCAATGCAATAAGAGAATAGTTTTTTGCATCTGTTGTAACTGAAGTTGTATTACTTGAGCCTCTACTAACTGCAATAGTGTAAGTTGTAGCTGAAGTGGTATTTGGTGAATCAACTAGCATGAAACCAAAGTTAGCATTTTGACTGGTACCTTCATTTTGACCTCCTCTTTGATTAAAAATTTCAGTTCCGCTAATATCTCCTCTATATAATTTACATTCAGCAAAGCAATTACCACTTGCATAAATATATACACCTACAGAAGTTAACAATAAAATTTTACTGCTTGTAGCAGATGGAGTGATACTTACGTTAAGTAAGGCGGTTGTATTTTGAATACCTCCAACAGTAGTATTGCTTGATGTAGATACTTCTTGTAAAATTTTACCACCACCACCAACTGTAGCAAAAGCTAGTTGACCACTAGCATTTGTTGTCAATGCTTGACCAGATGTTCCGTCAGCTTGAGGAAGTTTAAAAGTTACATCAGATGCAGGGTTATTGGTTGGGGCAGCTAAAATAACTCCATTTCCACCACTATGTAATAACTTAAGCTGACTCATAATTAACTAGGTTCAGTAGGCCAAGTAACAGATTACATATTAAGATAACCCTCAGAATCAACTGTTGGATTGGCACTAGCTGGTACGTCTCTTAGTGCCTGACGATATGTTTTCCAAGCATCTGCAAGTGTTAAATCAGAACTAGCTCTCCAATCTGTTAGTGCTAATAATCTATCTCTTTCTTCTCTTAGTAGTCTCATAGGTTCTGCATTAGTTAACCTTGTAAGCTCTGCATTTACTTCTGATTCAGTTGGTTTAGTATCAGAACTTACCCATGTTAATCCAGAATAATCTGTTCCGTTCCAAGTCCATTGACTTGTAGGTTTTAAAGAAACTACTGCCATTGATAAATCGTAATTCATTTAAGTGTCTCCTAATTTCATAAATGTAAGACCAGTTATTTGTTCATTTGTATCTGATGAGTAGTTCATATGAGTAGTAGCTTCGATACGACATCTTACTCTAAAGGTAGAAGCGTTTGTAACATCTATACAAGCATTACAGCTTCCATTTTGATATGAGCTATATGCTCCACCAAGATGTCCTGTAGATCGAGCTATAGCAGAAAAATTACTACCGCTATCTGTACTTAGCTGTAAAATTGCATGAATATAAGCTTGTGTTGGATTATCATTTCTTTTGCAACTACTATGAAAATCAACTCTATAAATACCAGTTGCAGGGAAAGTAAATAAACCGCTAGAATGTGTCATTCCAGTTCCTATTTGAGCAAAATTATTATCATTACGTTCCCAGTTACTTAAAATAAAGTTATTATCTTCGCCATGACTAGCAGACAGCCTCCATTGATCCATCATAGCAAGACCGCCAAGACCAGTAGACTTAGCACTTGTTACTGCCCCTGCTGCTATCATATCAGTATCTACAATTCCGTTTGGTAAACCACCAACAGATATTCCTGTTATAGTACCGTCTCCGTTAATTACGATTGTCATAATTTTACCTCCTATAAGATAACATAGCGTGAACCTGACGGAATGGTAACTGTTATTCCACTATTGACATTTATGGGTCCAACACTCATTCCTGATTTGTTTGTACCCATAGTGTAATTATTTGAAATTGTTTGATTATTTTCTAATATACACCCATCAGCAACTTGTGACGAAAGTCCTGTTAATGCTGATCCATCTATAGCTGGTAACGCACCAGTTAATGCAGAAGAAGGTAAGTTAGTTAAACTTGCACCCGATCCACTAAATATAGTGGCTGCCAATGTACCATTTGAAGAGTTAAATGTAAGATTAGATCCTGACTTTAACCCTAAATCTCCTGTTGCTGCTGTAGCAAACAATGGGAAGCACGTTGCATCAGAACTTTCATCAGCAATAGTGTTGGTAGTTGCATTGCCTATAGCAATCTGCGTTCCCATATTGACAATGAAATATGTAGCACCACTAGGAGGAGCAGAATCAAAGATAATATCAGTACCGCTTACAACATATCCATCTGTCATATCTCCCTGTCCAGACCCATCATTGGGTTGTTGCATCACACCATTGATAGATACTCTTAAAATCTCTGCATTAGCTGGTGTTACTGCATTACTTGTTCCTTTAGTAACTAATTTAAATCTATAAGCAGATCCGTTAAATGTCGCAGAACCGCCACCAGTTCCAGAAGATGATGCAATATCTAATAAATCTGCTGTTCCTGTAGCTGCAACACCACCAATCTCTCCCCAAGAACTTCCATTATATCCTTCAAATTCTGTGGTTTGACTATTGAATCTGAACATACCAGCAGAGGCAGATCCTGGTCTTTGAGCAGTTGTGCCAGAAGCAACATCAATAGCCCCTGTTCCTGTCATCAAAATATTGTCACTAACAGTAAACGTGCCAGTAACATCCATATTTCCACTAACACTTAGGCTAGATAACAGAGTTCCTGTAGCTGTTGCAGAGTTTGTTGCTACTCCATTTCCCATCAACGAGTGCGAACTACATTGGTAATGAATTACCATTGGAGTCGTGTCTGCTATAACGATCTGCGTATATGCACCACTAGAACCAGGAGTTCCGCTTGTTGTTACGTTTGTTGTATATGCTGTAGTTTTATTCGCTTCAAGATAAAAACGTAAAGGATGACCACTATTAGTACCATCTGATTGGTCAAATTTATAAGTACGACCTGGTGTAAGAGTTAAAAATGGAGATTCTTTACCATCTATTAAATAACCATTACCAGATCCACTTCCGTTATATCTATGTGCTGCTGTTTTAGTTGCGACTGTAACTGTGAAAGTTTTTAAAGATCCAGTATAGGTAGCTTGAGTAGAAGCAAATCCTCTTATGTTTCCATCATTACTGAGAGTTAATGTTCCTGTAAAACTAGGATCTGCATTTTGACCAGGTGCTACCCAACTTAAAACTCCAGAACCATTACTAGATAAAACATATCCACTAACTCCTGTATCAGCAGAAGGTAAAGTCCAAACTACGTTTGATGAAACTGTAGCTGGAGATTTAAAACCTACATAATGTGATGAATCAGAATCTAAATATCTAAATTCTTTTTGACCAGAAACAGAAATATGCTCACTACTTGTCCATGAATCTGTGGCATTTACCCAGTTAAATGTCTTATCTGTAGCACCTTTTAGAGTTAAGCCACCTCCATCAGCAGTTGTATCACTTGGAGTAGAAACTTTGCCGAGAGTAATATTTTTATCTTCAACATCGAGATTGGTAGTGTTGATCGTAGTTGTCGTTCCACCAACTGTTAAGTCTCCAACAATATTTACAAGACCAGCAGAACTGATTGACATTCTG